TTTGATGGTAGTGGTATTACTTATTATGTTTCAGGCTTACCTCAGGGAATAACATATGATTCTACTACAGGTTGGATAACAGGAACTCCTATAATATCCTCACCGGGTATTAATAACTATAGTTTTACTGCACAAGTAGTAAAAGCAGGTGATAATGCAATAGCGTCTCCAGTGTTTAATTTTGCATTTAATCTAAGTTTAAATATTACTGGCAATATAACTTGGGTTACTCCGCAAGATTTGGGTACGATATATAATGAAACTCTTAGTATATTAAAAGTCGTTGCAATTTCGGATACCCCATTGGAGTATAGATTAACTTCGGGAGGTTTACCTCCTAATTTAACACTATTGCCAAATGGTGAAATAACAGGTATTGTAGCCAGTCAACCAACAGAAACCTTATTAACTGTCGGAGAAGAAACCTCATTTACATTTACAATTCAAGCATATTCACCAAATTTTGGAATAGTGCAGTCTAGTAAAACATTTACAGTAAATGTATACCAAGAATACGGACAACCCACCGATATATTATATATTCAAGCAGCGCCTAGTATTAACGATAGAACTATACTACAAACATTATTAGATAGCGAAACACTAATACCCACTAGCCTATTATACAGACCAGATGATACTAATTTTGGAAAAGCAACCAGTGTTATATACGAACATGCATATGGTATATTTGCAAGCAATATACAAGAATATATAGCATCAGTCACACAAAATCATTACTGGAGAAATATCACTTTGGGTGAACTAAAAACTGCGGTTGCCAGAGATAATGATAACAATATAATTTATGAAGTAGTATACAGTGAAGTAATTGATAACTTAGTCAATCCACAGGGTGTTAGTGTTCCTAGTAATATATATTGGCCAATTCCAATTGATTTGGGATTGGGACCTTGGTATACCAGTGTGACTAATATATTTACTAGCTATGTTGAATTGTTGAATCAACAATACTATACTAGCTTGACGCCCGGATATGCTAGAACACTATACCCTAATAGTTTATTTAACATGCGGAATAGAGTAGCTGATGTACTGGGACAAGTATTAAACAGCACATTGTTGCCAGTATGGATGACTAGTCAACAATTAAATGGTAGTACATTGGGATATACTCAAGCATGGGTAATATGCTACACACAACCTAGAATACTTGTTAATGGTCAACCACTAACATATGCTGAATTTAAAGCAACTGGTTTAACAAGATCGGATTATAAGAGTTATGCTGAAACTATTAAAACAAATATAGAAACTAACTGGCCATATACACTTAATCAGATTAATTTCAATATAGATAGATTTACTGTGAATAAGAGTACTACTTATAATTGGGAAAATAATTTAGACCCACCTGCATGGTCGGGATTACCTAGTGCCACTCCAGTACCAAACCCAATCAATAGTCAGGATTTCTTTGTATTGTTCCCCCGTGCAACTATTTTACCAGATGAAACACAATACTAAATATATATATAACGGAATAAAACAATGAGTACAATCAACACAAATCCAATTAATGTAAATTATCCTGTCCCGGGTGTTAATAACAACAGTCAAGGGTTTAGAGATAACTTTGCATCTATTGTAACCAATCTTAATGCAGCCGGTGCAGAAATAACTGACCTGCAAAATAAAGTAGTAGTTAAGCAGGCCTTAATAGGTACAACTATCAATAATGATATGGCTAACACGCTTATCAGTAATGCTAGCACACGTAGCTTTAGAGCAACCACTTATAACTTGGGTAACGCAATAGTTGGCACAGTATTAGTCAATGTATCGTTAGGTGATGTTCAGTACGGTACAATAGCAGGTAATACTACAGTTAATTTTGGTAGTTGGGCACCGTCTGGTACACAAAGTAATGTTCAGTTAAATCTTGCTATATCTAATAATCTTTCTACTATTTCTTTTCCGTCAGGGGTAACATTGTCCCCTAATACAGGAGCAACTACACTTGAAAACTATTCAAATATATCCGGCAATCTAGCAGTAACTGTACCAAATGGTGTAAGTCAACTTAATTACTTAGTAAGCACTACTGATTGCGGTAATACACTATATATTACTCCAATCAATAGACCAAGAATCTCAACTGCTATACAACAACGTAGTCCTATTCCAACTGGATTTCAAGGCGATGTAGCCGGTGATGTTGCAGTAGATGCAAATTATATCTATGTTTGTTCGGCTGCATATGATGCGACTACTGTAACTAAAACCGGTATTACGCAGACTTATTCATCGGGTAACATAATTACTTTACCCAATGATACAAGTTTAGTAGTAAATGCACCGATTATATTTTCTGGTAATGTTTCAACTAGCGGAATAGTTGCAAATACACCTTATTATATCAAAACTATCAGTAGTCCTAATATAACCATATCAGCAACTGGATTTGACGGCACAGCCGGGAATACGTTTGCTATTAGTAATTCTTCAACTAGCAATATGCAGGCTACTAGTTATAACGGCTCTACTATTTGGAAACGTATTGATTTAACGTCTAATACTGTAATCAGTAACTTAACCGTTACCAATGATGCTACTATTGGCGGTTTATTAGCAGTCAGTTCTAATGATAGTATAACTGCTGCCGGAACCGTACAAGCAAATGCAACATTACTAACAAATAATATTAATATAGTATCTACTGCTAATGTGAATTCTGGTGTGATATTACCAGTTGCAGCAGCCGGTTATAGAATAATTGTAAGAAATAATTCTGCTAATACATTGAATGTTTATCCAAATACAGGTGCTAATATAAATTCTGGATCAATTAATATTCCCGCAACATTAACTTCTGCGGCTGCTGTGGAATATTTCTGCTCTACTAGTGCAGCAAGTAATGTGGGTGGAATTTGGTATACCCTAAATTCTACTTTTGCATAAATTTATTACTGTTTATTTTAACCGATAAATATCTGAATGGAACATCCATTCTTAGATAGAAAAGCACTGTCTGAAAAGACACTCGAAGAAATTCAAACCGCTCTAACCGGTCTAATGAATAAACTTACTTTTGCTCATCGTACTGGTAATAGACCTCTGATCAATCAACTTGAAATGGTGGTTGAAAGTTATCGTAATGAAGCAAGTAAAAAACTTGATGAGGTTATGAAAAAACAAAATCTTCAAAATCAAGTCTCAATACAAAAAGAGGGCGAAATTGGCAACAAGAATTGAACGTGAATTTGCATTCCAAGCTGGGGTATATTTTGAAGGTGATTTCTTAATGACCATCTATGAACTTTCATTAAGTATGGAAGTTGATACAGACTCTATTAAAGAACAAAATATAGCAATGGACAGAATACATTATTTCTTGCATGAATGTTTAGGTAATAGTATTTTTGTACAAGATGCAGAAAAGAAAGTTATAGAAAAGTATCTACACGCTGATATCAAAGTTTGTACACTACCTGAAGAGCCATATGATCAGATTATAACCATTCTTCTTTTATTGAAACTAAACGCAATAACAGAAGGTAAATTACATATAACCGATATAAGTCTTATGTCTGGATTAAGTGATGATGTTAAATTTATTTATGATGTAGATACCGTCGCTAATCACCCTTTTGGTAACAAAGGATGGTGGGCCTGCGCTTCAACTTCTATATCTGATATCTCTAAATCTAATAAAAAAGATAAAATAGTTAGATTGATAAAACATCATAATGATTGGGCCGGTGTTGGTTTAGATTGGGAACAAAAAGAACATATCACCACTGAGATTATTTTCAACAATGACCCGGACAAACAACCATAACTGTTGACTTATCTACTAGTCTATGTTAAAATTCATAGATGAGAACCGACAAATACGATCAAATAATCCTCGCAGAAAATGACCTGTGTGATTTGTATATGCGTGATCACACCCGCACCATAAAAGATTGTTTAGTAGATGAAAAGATAACTCTAGGTAATATATTTCCATCAGATGAAAACTTACCCGTTCTAATAGAGTATGTGGAATCTACTTTATCGGTAAAAGATTTTGATTATCAAAATCAATCACAATGGCAAATGCCCAAAGAATACTATGAAATAGATATTGCTAAATGGGTATTAGATCAATGTAAAAACCAAATATCTGATGTCACAAAAACTACCGAATACTATGGACGAGTTAGTCATGAAATCGAACGAATGCAGTCATTGATTAATGACCTACTGTTAATCGCCGAACTAGAAGATCAAA